ATGATTTACGCAATCGCGGGAGGCGCTCGCATGGGTGCCTTCCAATTAAATGAATCTTTACTTGAACGAATCACCCGTAAATTACGTGACGGATGGAAAAGAGTTGAGGTCTTATTATGCGCAATGAAATAGCCATCAATCACCAGATGCTTCGTGCAGCACAGAACAAAGCAGTAATAGCCAGATTTATTGGTGATTCAAAAATGTGGATTGAAGCAAATAAAGCGATGAAATCAGCTATCAACCTTCCGTGGTATCGCAGGAAATGAGTTTTACAGATAACTGGTCAGACGAAGAATTCATTCGTCAGATGAAAGAATTAATCGGTAACGAAGGAGATATTCATGTCACTTGCAACCACAGTGAAGGAGAGCAAGTTACAGAGACGCATGTACACGCAGAAAGCTCTCTGGTATCGCCATAATGGCGACCGCGAAGGAATGCGGGTATGCCTTAATTTGTCCCGAGTCGAAGTATTAAATCAGCGTTATTTCCTTGGGCCGTGTCCATTCTGAGATCAAACATATGAGCAAAGAATTTTATGCAAGGCTGGCAGCCATTCAGGAGAATCTGAACGCGCCAAAGAATCAGTACAACTCATTCGGTAAATATAAATACAGAAGCTGCGAAGACATTCTTGAAGGCGTTAAGCCGTTACTGAATGGTCTGTTTTTATCAATCAGCGATGAAGTTGTGTTGATTGGTGATCGGTATTACGTGAAAGCCACGGCAACTATTACCGATGGCGAAAACAGTCATACGGCAACCGCTCTTGCACGAGAGGAAGAAAGCAAGAAAGGAATGGATTCTGCACAAGTTACGGGAGCTACAAGCTCTTATGCACGCAAGTATTGCCTCAATGGTTTGTTCGGCATTGATGATGCGAAAGATGCAGATACCGACGAGCATAAACATCAGCAGAACGCAGCAGCAAAGCAATCAAAACCATCACCTACACCTGAACAGGTTCTAAAAGCATTCACTGACGCAGCATTGCAGAAAAACACCGTGGAAGAGCTTAAACAGGCGTTCGCCAAAGCGTGGAAGATGCTCGAAGGCACACCGGAGCAGCACAAAGCGCAGGACGTTTACAACATCAGACGAGACGAATTAGAAGGAGCAGCTGCTTAATGGCACATTCGATTACTGTAAGACTAAACAAGCCCGCAAGAGAGTTTCAGGCCGGGGAAAATATCGGATTCAACATCCGTGCTGGCGTTCAGTATTACGATCGCCAGACAAAAAAGAAAGAATGGACAAACTACAGCGCCGTTGTATTTGCCAAGCCGGGAGCGCAAGCGGATTACTACCGTAGTGTTCTTGTTGAAGGTGGCATTGTGGAAATTACCGGAGAAAACATCAGGGTTGATGTTTATCAGGGGCAAAATGGTCAATCAATCACTCTTGAATTACTGAATGCAAAGATTGGATTTGCAGCTTCAGGAAATGGCCCGCAGCAGCAAAGTAGTAACCAGCAGAACACTCCTGTATACGACGATTCCATCCCATTCTGATTTAGAACAATAAGGATTTAATTATGCCAGCGCCTCTGTATGGTGCGGATGACGCGCGCCGCTGTTCCGGCAATTCCGTATCGGAGGTGCTGGATAAATTCAGGAAAAACTACGACCTGATAATGTCGCTACCTCAGGAAACGAAAGAGGAAAAGGAATTTCGCCATTGTATATGGCTTGCAGAGAAAGAAGAACGAGAGCGAATTTACCAGACATCAATCCGACCATTCCGCAAAGCCACATATACCCACTTCCCTGAATATATCGACCCGCGCCTGCGTAATTACCGCTCACGCTATGGCGCTATCAGTAATGACTGAGGAATTTACAATGAGAGGACTTGCATACAATCCCGGCATTCTTCCGGCAGAAATGATTATTCGCCAACGCGTAAAGCCAATGCCATCGAGAGAGGAATTGCTTAAGAGAAATTCTTTTCCATCAGTGAATCAAAACAAATATCTGAATGCGATGTGGCGGAGTGGGAAGAAATGAAACAAATGTCACTAATTGAGATGGATGGTTTTCTGAAAGGTAAATGCATCCCAAGTGATTTAAAGGTTAACGAAACAAACGCTGAATATCTGGTGCGTAAATTTGCTGAAGCGGAGGCCAAGATTTCCGCGCTGTCAGAAGACCAGCAGAGAGCGATTGAGTCAATTAAGCAGGCTGATGCGGCTGTTAAGTTGGCACACGAGAAGTTTTCAGCGCTGGCTGCGGAGAATGCGGTGATGAAAGCGTTTGGCGACAAGCTATACAGCATGTATAAAGGCCTTGAGGCCTCTGGTGGTGGATTCCATGACGAACAGTCAATTCCCTATCAGCAAGCGGCTCTCGATGCGGCAATATCGGAGTTCGAGAAAATCAAAACCCCGGCGACCGATGCGTTCCTGGCTGAATTGCTGGCGCATGGTGTGGAGTTGTTTGCTGAAAGCCAGAATGAATACGTCAGAAAAAACCGCAACGAATTGGATTCCATGACTCGCGCCGCCTATTGCGGAAGCGCTGTTGATGCTGAGAGATTCGCCGCCCAGCTTCGCAAAGGAGTGCAGTCATGAGCAACCTACTACCATGTCCATTCTGTGGCGGCGCAGCGCACGTTGCCAGTGAAGCAGATCACCCTGAATATGGCTCTGGAGGTAGATTCTATTTCGTTCGATGCGGTACGTGTCGCGCTCAATCTGGTAGCAAATATGCAGCGCCTGGAAATGACTGCGCGATTTTTTATTCAGAGGTTAGAGCTGAGTGGAATCAGCGAGCAAAGGAGGCAACCAGTGAGCGAAATTAATTACCAGGCACTGCGTGCTAAGGCAGAAAAAGCAACGTGTGGCGAGTGGTCGCTCGAATATGGAGATGGCCGATTTGATGGTGATGATGCGCTAATTCATCGCGAGGCTGCTGGATATATTCCCATTTGCAGAATTGAAGGCGCGCATCCAGAAAGCGGTTTCGATGAAGATTTCCAAATGGAACAGCAGGCCAATGCTGAATTCATCGCCGCAGCCAATCCAGCTACCGTGCTGGCGCTGCTGGATGAGCTGGAAGCCAAAGACAAGCGGATTGCTGACATGGAGGCGCGGGAGGTTGTACTGCCGCGTGCGCACGATGTTCACCCATTAGGGCCGCAGTCGGCGAAAATTTTTTGTGAGTTTCACCGGAGTATCGTGAACAGATGCGCCGATGAGATTCGCAAGGTTGGCGTCAAAGTCAGCATCAAGGGGAATTAGGGATATGGCTGAACTAACCAAAGAATGGCTGAAGCAAACTATCGCTGAATACGAAGCCAATCGTGATGAATTACCGTTTGGACTGGATACCAACAGTGCCATTGAGCTTCAGGCGTTCAAGTTGGCGCTGGCATCGCTGGAAGCAGATCCAGTTGCTTATATTTTCAAACATCCGGCCGGGAAATTATTCTTGGCTTTAACGGATGAAAGCAATAAAGATCAATCGGACGTTATTCCTGTTTATGCCGCCCCTCCAGTACCAGTAGTACCTGCTGCATTACCTGAGAACGACGATGAGGACTGGCATGACATTGATTATCTTGAGCCATCTGAAGTTTACTCGCTTGGGCGAACAGCTGGCTGGAACGCCTGCCGTGCTGCCATGCTTAAGGGAGATAAATCATGATTAATCGCACCAAGCTGGAGCACATCCTCGAATATGCCAGACAGCAGAGGCGCTTTGGTCAGCATTGCAAAATTCCGCCAGGAGATATGGTTGAAATCGTGGAGATTGCCATGCGCAAGGCTGGCAACTCTCCGGTAACTCCGGATGGTTGGATAAGCTGTAGTGATCGAATGCCTGTAATTGGTGAGCTAAATTGGAGAACTAGTTTTCCTTTGCTGATTACGTGTGAGATTGGCGTTATACCAGCTTATTACGGCTTTGTGAGCATTAATGGGGATAGGCATTATGGCTTTATGGAGAGTCTTAAATACGGAGACGATAGCGGCGGCCATCCTCAAACTAATGAATATGATCTGATTAGCAATGTAACCCACTGGATGCCGCTACCAGAACCGCCTCAGGAGGCAAAATGATGGATGTAAAAGAGAAGGTTTTGCAGGTGATGCGTTCCCGGGCGCCCTGCAAGATAAAGCTCTCGGCGGGGAATATCCATTCAGGATGGCAACCTGGAATCTGCGGTTGGCAATGGAGAAGGAATTTCCTGATGAAGAATGGCGTTCGGCAGATTTGCGCAAAATTCTTATGGAGCTGGCTAAAGACGGAGCAGTATCCAAAGATACCTATGCCAGCCGGATTGGTCAGACGGTATGGAGACTGGAGGTGAGGTAATGGCTAACCTGCAACTTGCCGTCAAATGTGAATAACAATCCTCGCATTCGCGGGGATTTCTTTTATCTGAACTCGCTACGGCGAGTTTTGTTTTATGGAGATGATAAATGCACTTCCGAGTCACAGGTGAATGGAATGGAGAACCATTCAACAGAGTTATCGAAGCAGAGAACATCAATGACTGCTATGACCACTGGATGATATGGGCGCAGATAGCACATGCAGACATAACCAATATTCGAATTGAAGAACTGAAAGAACACCAAGCCGCCTGATGGCGGCTTTTTCTTGCGTGTAATTGCGGAGACTTTGCGATGTACTTGACACTTCAGGAGTGGAACGCACGCCAGCGACGCCCAAGAAGCCTTGAAACAGTTCGTCGATGGGTGCGCGAATGCAGGATATTCCCTCCTCCGGTTAAGGATGGAAGAGAGTATCTGTTCCACGAATCAGCGGTAAAGGTTGACTTAAATCGACCAGTAACAGGTAGCCTTTTGAAGAGGATCAGAAATGGGAAGAAGGCGAAGTCATGAGCGCCGGGATTTACCCCCTAACCTTTATATAAGAAACAATGGATATTACTGCTACAGGGACCCAAGGACGGGTAAAGAGTTTGGTTTAGGCCGAGACAGGAGGATAGCAATCACTGAAGCAATACAGGCCAATATTGAGTTATTTTCAGGACACAAACACAAGCCTCTGACAGCGAGAATCAACAGTGATAATTCTGTTACGTTACATTCATGGCTTGATCGCTACGAAAAAATCCTCGCCAGCAGAGGAATCAAGCAGAAGACACTCATAAATTACATGAGCAAAATTAAAGCAATAAGGAGGGGGCTGCCTGATGCTCCACTTGAAGACATCACCACAAAAGAAATTGCGGCAATGCTCAATGGATACATAGACGAGGGCAAGGCGGCGTCAGCCAAGTTAATCAGATCAACACTGAGCGATGCATTCCGAGAGGCAATAGCTGAAGGCCATATAACAACAAACCCGGTCGCTGCCACTCGCGCAGCAAAATCAGAGGTAAGGAGATCAAGACTTACGGCTGACGAATACCTGAAAATTTATCAAGCAGCAGAATCATCACCATGTTGGCTCAGACTTGCAATGGAACTGGCTGTTGTTACCGGGCAGCGAGTTGGTGATTTATGCGAAATGAAGTGGTCTGATATCGTAGATGGATATCTTTATGTCGAACAAAGCAAAACAGGCGTAAAAATTGCCATCCCTACAACATTGCATGTTGATGCTCTCGGGATATCAATGAAGGAAACACTTGATAAATGCAAAGAGATTCTTGGCGGAGAAACCATAATTGCATCTACTCGTCGTGAACCGCTTTCATCCGGCACAGTATCAAGGTATTTTATGCGCGCACGAAAAGCATCAGGTCTTTCCTTCGAAGGGGATCCGCCTACCTTTCACGAGTTGCGCAGTTTGTCTGCAAGACTCTATGAGAAGCAGATAAGCGATAAGTTTGCTCAACATCTTCTCGGACATAAGTCGGACACCATGGCATCACAGTATCGTGATGACAGAGGCAGGGAGTGGGACAAAATTGAAATCAAATAATGATTTTATTTTGACTGATAGTGACCTGTTCGTTGCAACAAATTGATAAGCAATGTTTTTTTATAATGCCAACTTAGTATAAAAAAGCAGGCTTCAACGGATTCATTTTTCTATTTCATAGCCCGGAGCAACCTGTGAACACATTTTCAGTTTCCCGTCTGGCGCTGGCATTGGCTTTTGGCGTGACGCTGACCGCCTGTAGCTCAACACCACCCGATCAACGTCCTTCTGATCAAACCGCGCCTGGTACCTCTTCTCGCCCGATTCTGTCGGCAAAAGAAGCGCAGAATTTCGATGCTCAACACTATTTTGCATCCCTGACACCAGGTGCTGCAGCGTGGAATCCTTCCCCGATTACCCTGCCTGCGCAACCTGACTTTGTTGTCGGCCCGGCGGGTACTCAAGGTGTAACGCATACCACGATTCAGGCGGCGGTAGATGCGGCAATTATCAAGCGCACTAACAAGCGCCAGTATATTGCCGTGATGCCTGGTGAGTATCAGGGAACGGTGTATGTCCCTGCTGCTCCGGGTGGAATTACTCTGTACGGTACAGGTGAAAAACCGATTGATGTGAAGATTGGGCTTTCCCTTGATGGGGGCATGAGCCCTGCCGACTGGCGTCACGACGTCAACCCGCGCGGCAAATATATGCCAGGTAAACCAGCGTGGTATATGTACGATAGCTGCCAGAGCAAACGCAGCGACAGTATCGGTGTTCTCTGCTCTGCGGTCTTCTGGTCACAAAACAATGGCCTGCAACTGCAAAATCTGACCATCGAAAACACGCTGGGCGATAGCGTAGATGCAGGTAACCATCCGGCGGTGGCACTGCGTACTGATGGTGACCAGGTACAGATTAACAACGTTAACATTCTCGGTCGTCAGAACACCTTCTTTGTCACCAACAGCGGTGTGCAGAACCGTCTGGAAACCAACCGTCAGCCGCGTACGCTGGTGACCAACAGCTACATTGAAGGGGATGTGGATATCGTTTCTGGTCGCGGCGCAGTGGTGTTCGATAACACCGAATTCCGCGTGGTGAACTCACGTACTCAGCAAGAAGCGTATGTGTTTGCACCGGCTACGCTGTCCAACATTTACTACGGTTTCCTCGCCGTAAACAGCCGTTTCAATGCTTTCGGTGATGGTGTGGCGCAACTGGGCCGCTCGCTGGATGTTGATGCCAATACCAACGGTCAGGTGGTGATCCGTGATAGCGCCATCAACGAAGGTTTTAACACGGCTAAACCGTGGGCCGATGCGGTGATCTCTAATCGTCCGTTTGCGGGTAATACCGGCAGCGTAGATGATAACGACGAAATACAGCGCAATCTGAATGACACTAACTACAACCGCATGTGGGAATACAATAACCGCGGCGTGGGTAGTAAAGTGGTTGCAGAGGCGAAGAAGTAA